AAAATATGACTCACATAAAATAATAGCTCAAATTATAAACATAGCTATTGTATAATATAGATAATGTCTTGATAATTTAGTCATTATTAAAAATAGAAAAGATAAATACAAAAACTTATACAAAAACTTATACAAAACCCTTTTACATAGTAAAGATTAAATACATGAAATTTGAAATTATTAAATGAAAGATTGAAGGACATCGTATTGGTGAAATTATTGAATTATCTGAGGAAAAATGAAGAGCTTATTGAGATAAGTATTTAAAACCTGTTTGATGGAAAGGTGTCTTTCAAAGTATAAAGGATTTTACTTCTATTCAGAATAAGGCGATAAAGCCACGTAGAGGTAGAAGAAAGAAGGTTGAAACTCCTTTATGATTATAGTTATTTATTTTACTTATCTTATGATGTCTAAAGAAGAACTTATTTTAACATTGAAAGATGTATTAAATGAAAATGATGAAAACAAAATTATTCTTTTGATTAATTCTGCCATTGCTTATGTGAACTGATATACCTTACAGGATTATAGTTTTTCTGCTCTTGAGTCTATTCCTTATGATGTTCTTATGGTAGTGATTAATCTTGTAAGTGTTAAATACCATGAAAAGGTTTGAGTTGAAAGTGAAAGATTAGCTGATTATTCTATTAGTTATTCTAAGGATGATTTAACAAAGGATGATAAGTTTATACTTAATAAGTATATTATTTATTCTATTGAATAAAAAAACCTCCGTGTTATCTCAACAGGGAGGAATTGCGAGTTCTTTGAAAAAGAAAATCATGGTTTTGTTTTATAATAGTAACTTTATAAAAGTTTTTTTCTTTTACAAGTGAAAATTAAAAAAACTCCAGGTATTATCTCAACAGCTGGAGTAAAGATGTTTAAATTAGATGAAACGCATATTACGTCTGGCTTAGATATAATCAATTTAGTATTTTATTCAAGTTAATGATTATAAATTGTCGTGGTGATGTTAAGAGATTTGTTTATGAGTGATCTATTGCAAAGTGAAAAACTTCTGTTTTTTCTTTTGTTTGATATTTGACTGCTCTGGATGAGGAAGCAAAACTATCTGATTGAAGATTTTGAAAAGTGTATAAACTTTATATTCAAGATATAGTGGATATTAAAGAATCTGATTCTATTGTTATTGATGGTGCTGAATATAGTGTAAAATGAATTGCTAAAAGAAGATGATGAAGTCTTGTTTTAACTGAGGTTGTATTAGAGATATGAGTATAAATATTAAAATAACTTGAGATAAAGAATTAAGTGAGAAGATTAAAAAGTTATGAGAAGAAGGTTTAAGAAATGCGAGGAAGAAGTGGTTGAATGAGGTATCGGTTTTCTTGTTGTGAGAAGTAAAAAAAGAAGTTCCTGTTAGAAGCTGAAATCTTAAAAAATCGATTCAATATGAAATTAATGGTTACCGTGCAAGGATTTATTCTGATTCGTTTTATGCTTTATATGTTCATGAATGAACAAGGCCTTATACTATTAGAGCTAAAAAGAAAGCGTTATATTGGATAGATGAGAGTTCTAAGGTTTGAGTATATGCTAAGAAAGTTAATCATCCATGAATTAAAGCTAATCCGTTCTTTAGGAGAGCTTTAGAAAAGAATGAAAAGAAAATCGTTGAAATGTTTTATTTTATTATTGATGATTTTGTTAATGATAAATGAACTTAGAGAGAAGATTTATGATAAATTAAATACACTTATTTCTGTTGCTGAAGTTCTTGATTGAGTTCCTAGTAATTTTTGATGATTCCCTTCTATTTATTTTAGCTTTGATAGAGTCGAGTCTTCTAGTTTATCAAATCATCATAACGAGAGAGTATATTATTTTCAGATTAATATCTTTCAAGAAGTATCTACTTTATGAGTTAATATTTCTGAGAAGAATTTATGTAGTGTGTTAGATGAAGTAATAGAACTCTTTGATTGATCTTATTTAGATTGATTAGCTAGCTTAATCGATGCTGTATGAGGTAATATTGAACCTGTAGAGACAGATGTTTGAGCTGCATTACATGCTATTGTGTTATTATGAATTCATGTTCCTTTTGAATTAGGTAATTGATAGTGATTGCTTTTGTTTTAAAAAAAGACGCATATGCTATTCATGGCGTCTTTGATTGAATTACTCTTCCTCCTCTTTTGTTAGTTTGTTTGAGAGAATAATTGAGCTGATGATTGTTGTTACGACTCCAATCATTATGCCATAAAACATTGCTTCTTCTTTGTCGACTTTGAAGATGTTTAATGATGCAATGTAGCCTGACATGTAGGTAATCATACCAATTGAACAAGAGATAAGTTCAACTTTAATTAATTTTTTTATGTTCATAGTGTTTGTCTTTTTGTTTATATAGTGAATATATTTATTTGTTTGCAAATGTCAACAACTCGTCGTCAATGTCTAATTGGCGTTTCAATAATATTAGTTATAATCTAATGTTTGTATATATTGACAATATTAAAATTATTATAGAAAATCTGTCTTTTAGTTCTTTTTTGCTTGTCGAATCTGCCTTTTAATTTTTGTGTTTTAGAGTATGTTTAATAAGATAAGAGATATTTTTAAGAAAGTATTTAGTAGTGGTAATTCATGAATTTCTCTTTTCTGATTCCTTTGAAATAATAAAGCTTTAGAAGATAATGATTATGTTAAGTTCTTTCAGAGTTGGCAGTATGCAGCTATAACAGCAATTTCTGATAGTTTATCTTCCTTGGAATATAGGTTAGCTGGTAGTGATGATAAAGATTTAAAACATGAATATTTTAATTTTGTCTCACCAGATCTCTTAGCTAATATTGCTACCTTTATGAAACTTTGTTGAACTGCTTATGTTTGGAAGGTAGTGTTATGATGAAAAGTTTTAGGATTATCTATTCTTTTACCTTGGAATATTTCTCCTATTATTGATTGATATGGAAATTTAGAATGATGGAATTATTATTGAACTTGAGAAGGATGATGAATGAGATTATGAGTTGATGAAGTTTTAGTTTTTGCTGAATTTAATCCTTTTGAAAGATATCCTTATATAACTAGAGGCTATTCTCCCCTTCAGGCTTTAGCTATGACATTATGGTGAGAGAAAGAAATCGAGAAATGGAATTATTCATTATTATCTAATGATGTTCCTCCATGAATGGTATTAACAACAGATCAATCATTAACAGTTGAACAAGTTAAATGAATAAAAGAGACTTGGGAAAGAAACCATAGCTGAGCAACTAACGTATGAAAGATAGCAATATTACCTTTTTGAATTAAGCCTAGTAGTTTCCAAGCTTCTCCCAAAGAGATGGAATTTATATCACAACAAGAACGAGATAGAGATAAGATATTAGCGATATATAAAGTTCCTAAAGCTGTGCTTTGAATAGGAGAAGGTGTTAATGTTTGAAATGTTAAAGCATTTAATCAGGTTTTTTCTTCTAGGTGTATTGCTCCTTTAGCTAAGAAGATAGCGAGAGTTTTTAATGATTGATTATTTAAGTGAATAGGGACTTTTGAATTTTTGAATGTATTACCTACTGATGAAGATCAAGTTAGAGAACATTATTTATCATGATGAATTACTAAGAATGAATATAGAATTGAGTTATGATATAAACCTGTAGAAGGTTGAGATGTGTTTATTGATTGAAGTGCGTGTAGAGTTAAGAGTGAGACGTCTGATTCTTCAACTGGTTGAGTATTAGATGATTTTGATTTTAAGAGTATTGTTAAAAAGAATATTCCTTTTAGTGATGAATGGAATAAAGAAAGGATTAGAAATAGAGACAAACGTTTAGTCAAGTATGAGAAGTTATTAAGAGAAGGGTTGCTTAAGATTTTTACTAAACAAGAAAATGATTTATTAAAGTTAGTGAGTAGAAGGAAGTTTTATTCTCATTCTAAAGATCTGTTTTCTTTTTTATGAAAGAAATATTATTCACTCTATTATGTGGTATTAAAAGAAGCTGTTATCAAGATATTAAAGTCTGAATGAGATAGAGCTTTAGTAGATATTAATAAGAATGAAGAATTTAATGTAGATGATCCAGTTGTGGTAGAAGGTATTAAAGAATTATTAAAGATTTTAGCTAGTAGTGTTGATTGATATACTGAGGAGAAGATTAATAATAAGATTTCAGGATTTTTTAATTTTTCTTGAGATTGAGGTGATTGAAGTTGAACTATTATTAGTGTTGATGATTTAAAAGATATTGTAGAAGAAGTTTATGATGAATTAAAGAATAAGAGAATTGAAACTATTGTTAGAACTGAAAGTGTTAGGTATTCTAATTATGCTGAAGATAAAGCTTGGATTATGTCTTGAGAAGTTAAATATAAGAAATGGGTAACAGCTGAGGATGATAAAAGGTGTATTGATTGTGTTAGTTTAAATTGAGTTAAGGTATGAGTTAAAGATGAATTTAAAAAATGAGTATTAATTCCTCCTCTGCATCCTAATTGTAGATGTGGTATTTCGCCAGGATAGAATTGTTGTTTTATTGTCTTCTTTATTGACAAATACTAAAATATATCAAAAAATTATAAAATAGTCTTGAATTTATAATGTATTTTTTTATTACAATAAGTGCTGTATATATTTAGAAAATCTTACGAATAGAAACTTTTTATGTTTTGTTGCGAGGATAAATGAGCATCATGCTTACGGATATTTCTCTCAGCGGAACATTTAAGGTTTTCTATGATTGATATATACAGCACCGTGGGTATGGTGCTTTTTTTGATTAATTAAAGTTTCTTTTATTTTCTTATATATTATAAATATGAAGAAAAACCTCTTATTTACTTTAATGGCTGTATTCTTAGCTTGATTCTGATTCGGAGGGGTCAGTATGGCTGAGAATTTAGTTTCTATATGAGAAACAGTCTATGATAGTTTTAGTGGTGCAATTAATTCTGTTGCACCGAATGGTAATGTTACAATTACTCTTAATAGTGATGTTACTTTTGATGATAAAATTGATATTGATGATTGAAAAAGTGTTACTATTGATTTAAATTGAAAAACTTTAACTAATTTAGGTTCTTTTCATGTCTTAAATGGTGAATTGGAACTTAAAGGAGGTTCTTTCAATGGTGAACCTATTTGGATTTATTGATCTAATGATAGTAATTCTGATTCTAAATTTTCATATTTAAAAATAGCTGATGATGTTTTTATCGATACTAATTGATATGCTATTGTTATTTCTAATAGAGGAGGTACGTCAAATTGTTTTTGAGTAACAGTTGATGTATATTGAAAATTATATGATAATATATGGGTAATGTGAAATATCCTTTCTTGAAATAGTACATTAAATTTTTATTGAGAAATTGATTCTAGTGGTGTTTGAATTGCTCAAAATGGTTATTCAATTGTTAATGTTTTTGACTGAGCAAGTATTAAGGCAGCTAAAACTGCTTTTGAAGTTCGTGCTTGAATTACTAATATAAATTGATGAGTATTTGAATCTTCTTGAGATCCTGCTAGTGTTGTTGGTAATTGAAATTGAACTACAACTGTTTGAGCTGCTTTGGCTGTGTCTCAACATACTACTAATTTACCAATAAGTGTAAATGTTAAATGATGAACATTTAAAGCTGTTAATTCACTAATTATTACAAATCCGCAAGAAAATGATATACTTTCTGATAGTAGTAAAGTTAGTGTTTTAATTAATTGATGAGATTTTTATTGAAATGTTATTAGTGAAAATCAAAAAGACTGAGATGATCCTGTTTCTCATTTTATAAATAATTGAACATTTAATAAGGAAATCAATTGAGAATTTATTACAAATGATGGTATTAATAATGTTTCTGTTGTTCTTAATGACCCAGTAGCTCAAATATGAAGTATTCAGTATAATACGATTACAGGTGCAATTGATATTGCTGACGATAATTCAACTGTTGAAATATTAGAAGCATGAGAATATACTTTGTCAGATATTTCAAAACCTATAACAATTAAATGAACTGTTGAATGAGTTGCATTTACTCATTCTGTATCAAGTTCATCAAATTGAAAAATTGCTCAAGTTAAATGATGAACTAGTTTTGAAAATGTATCTTTTGTATTAAAATGAGTAAAAGGTGAAGATTATAAACATTATATAGAAAGTGATTGAAAACTTTCATTTAAAGATTGTACTATTGATGGTACTCTATATGTTGATTCAGAAATGGTTTTTGAAGATTGTGACTTTGTTAAAAAATCAGCAAGTTGAAATGATTCTAATTCATATAATGTTCAAATTTATAATACTTGAATATTTACAAATGTATCATTTACTAATGAATATTGACGTAATGTGAATCTTTGGGATAAATGAGATAATTCTGTTAGACATACTGTAAGCTTTGATTGAGTAAAATTTAAAAACACATCAGATAATACTTCTAAATTACCTGTAATGATACATGAAGCTAGAGATTATACAGTTGGAAATAATAAAGTATCTCAATGGGATGTAAACTTTTTAAATTGTACTGTAGAGTGAAATTATAATACAACAGGATTTATATCAGATGGTAATCTTTTTTGAATAGATGATATATTGACAGCTGATTGAAAAAAAGAAGATCCTTTAAGGGGTTCTGTTAGTTCTTGAACCGCAAAATGATGAGATGTAACTGTAACAGTTAATTGAGTTAAAGTATATTCTACACCTAAAAAGAATACAACATATAATGTAACTTTTGATTGAACTTGAAAGGTTGTAGTTAATGATTGATCAAAGGTTTCTAAACCTACTGATCCAACAAAGAATTGTAATAAATTTGACGGTTGGTATGTATGAAATGATAAATATGATTTTAATGCTGTTGTTACTTCAGATTTAGCTCTTATTTCTAAATGGACTTATACTTGTTCATCATCTAGCTCTTCATCTGGTGGAGGTTCAGGAGGTTGATCATCATCTAGTTCATCTTCAAAAACAACTACAACTACTAACAACACTTGATCAACTAATACATGAACAAATACAACTTCTAATACAGAAGAAATTAATTTAGGTTGAGAAGTAACTGAAAGTACTAATTCAACTTCTGAAGAAACAGCTACTCCAGATAATGGATATTCAAAAGAATTTAATGATGCATATTCATGGGCTTTCAAAAATGGAATAACAACAATGTCTCCAATTGAAAAGGCCGATATGAATGCTCCATTAACAAGAATTGCAATGGCTAAAATGCTATCACAATATGCTATTAATGTATTAGGTAGAACTCCTGATACAACAAAAGTAGTTCCAGCATTCCCTGATGTATCAGCTGAATTAGATGCAGCATACAATTCATGAGTAACTCTTGCTTATCAATTAGGAATTATGTGAATTAATATTGATAAATTTAGACCAGATGATCTTGTAACAAGAGCAGAATTTGGTACTGCATTATCAAGAATGTTATATGCTACAGCTGATTGAGAAAAAGCATATTATGAAACTCACTTAGCAAAACTTATGGAAGAAAAAATTATTACTGTAGATACTCCTGATTTACAAGAATTAAGAGGATATGTAATGATTATGTTAATGAGAAGCGCTAATAAATAGTTTATTATAACTATCACAATTAAGGAGAAAATAGGCCAATGTTTTCTCCTTTTTTGTTTATGTTAAAATATTTCTATATCTTGTTTTTTATTCTTGTAAACAGATTTTTTTTAATTTTTCTTGATTATTTTTTACTTAATTGTAGTTTTAATATGTTATCTTTATTTTTTAATCTCATTTTTAATGAATAAAATTTTCTTTAAAAAATGATTAGCTGTATTAGGTTCAGTTTTCTTATCTTCTAGTTTATTTATAGCTAGTGCAGATAATCAATCTGAATTACAGCAAGCTTATGATTATGCTTATAAGTATTGAATTACTACAATGGATTCAATTAATAAAGCTAATATGCAATGATGATTAAATAGAATCTCTATGGCTAAAATGTTATCACAATATGCTATTAATGTATTGTGAAGTAAACCAGCTAATATTGTTGTCCCTGAATTTAGTGATGTAGAAGAAAGTTTAGATAATCAATACAATTATTGAGTATCTCTTTCTTATCAATTAGGTATTATGTGAATAGGAGTTAAAGATTTTAGACCATATGATACTGTAACTAGAGCAGAATTTGCTACAGCATTATCTAGAATGCTTTATTGATTAAAAGATTGAACTCCTTACTACTCTACTCACCTTTCTAAACTTAAGGAAGAAGGAATTATCTCTAATGATAATCCAGATCTTGAAGAATTAAGAGGATACGTGATGCTTATGTTAATGAGAAGTGCTAAAGATACTAAAGAAGATGTAAAAGATACACAAGTAGAAACATGAGATGTTAAAGATGAAATTAAAGATGAAGATAAAAAAGAAACTACTACTTGAATTGCTAATCCTGCTTCTACTTATTGTGTAGAGAATTGATGAGAAATTATCATTAAGACTGATAAAGATTGAGGACAATATTGAGTATGCAAATTAAAAGATTGAACAGAAGTTG